AGCGTCTGCTGCTGGATCGTACCGAGACTGACACCGACATCCTGCATGCGTTGGACGCCCTTACCAGTCGTGTCGAGGCATTGGAGACACGCTAGGCCACCCGCCAGGCGTCCACATCGGCGCGCGAGGCCCGCTCGAACGCCCTACTCCATGTGTCGAGGACCGGCTTCGGCGCCAGATCGCGCACGAACGGCCGTGACATGCAGGCGTAGCGACACGAGTCCGGCGCGTGGTCCTCCATGTCGCTGTCCACGTCCTCCGGCCGCGCGTCGTCGTGCTGCAGCGCCGGCAGCGTGCGGATCAGATCGCGCGAGGTGCTGAACAGCAGCAGCATCGGCTTGCCATCCGCGTCGCCATCGAGCCGCGCCCGCACCTGATCCCAGCCGCCCATGGCGCCACGTCCTGCGATGCGCTTGTTGTCGGCGGGGCGGAAGATGACGCCCAACCCCATCATGCGATGCGCGATGCTCGGGCCGCCATCCTCCGCGAACATGGCGGGATCGGCCACGCCGGTGACCGGCTGCGGATCGTCGGCCTCGCGTGCCTTGATGCCGGCGGCGATGGCCTCGGCGGTCATACGCAGGCCCACGTTCGGCTCGCCTGGCTTCATGCCATACCACTCGCGGTAGTTGACGAGGGCTCCGCGAGCGATGCTGGCAATACTTCCATCTGATACAGCCCACCAGAGGCACGCAAACGGTCGAGCAGATCCCCAATCGAATGAGCGGAAACGAGGCCAGTGATCCGGCAGCGATCGGGGAGCGATGACGTGGCGGTCCATGCTGAACTCTGGGAAGAAAGCGCCAGACACGACAGACCAGTCACCCTCCAGCCAGGCTCTGACCAGTTCAGGCGAGCCTGAAGCCCGCAGCCGTTGCACATAGTCCGGACCGAGATATACGTTGTCACTGACTCGCGATGGTATGTAGATACGTTCGAGGTCGGTGGTTGGGTCACGCAGCACCTTCCAGCCCTGCGGCGCCGGATCGATGTAACGGGCGCGCAGCCATTGATGCCCAGGCCCACCAGGGTTGCCGGTCAATCGCATGCCAACCGGCACGCCAGTGCCTGACCGCAGCGTCGCCATCAGCTTCATGATCGGCGATGGCGAGGGAAAGTTGCCAGCCTCCTCGACGTATACACGGGTGTAGCTCGCGCCCTGGTAGACCTCGGCGTCGGCATCGCGCTCGAGGTAGGCGAACGTCAGCCTGGCCCCGTTGGGCATGATGACGCGCATCGGGTTGACGGTGAACTGCGCGTTGACCTTGCTGTAGATCGCCCGGCCACGCTCGAACAGTTCGATCAGCTCGGTGCGTGAGCGCCGCACCATCAGCCCGATCGCCTTGTCGCCGTAGCGGTGCGCGTGTGCCGCCCATTCGCCGAGCACAGCGTCTGACTTACCGCCACCCCTGGCCCCACCGAAGAACACCTCGAACACCGGGCAGCCGCAGAACGAGGACTGCGGCCCCGGCTGCGGCGTCCACGCGCTCTCCGCGGCTACGTCTGCGGGTCGTGGTCGATCTGCGGTGGTGCGTGCTGGGCGAGCCATTCGGTGGTGCTGTCGATCGGTTGTGGCACGTAGATGACGAACGGCGGGCGATCGCCGGTGTTCTCGATCACGCTGGTGTCTTTCCAGCCCATGCGCGTCTTGGTCCACCAGATCTGCGCGGCGACGCTCATGTTCTTGGTGGCGTTGGTGTAGAGCGCCTGGGCGACGCGGACGTTGGCCTCGGTCATGCCGGTATCGAGTTCGCGCCGGAAGTGCTTGTGCAGCGTTTTCTTGTCGATCTGCAGCGCGGTCGCGATGTCCTCCTGGCGGATGCCGAAGCCGGTCATCATGAGCACCTGGCGGCGCTGGTCGTCAGTCGGCTTGAGCAGCTTCGCGGTGTGCGGCTTGGTATGGCGTCCCATCAGATCAACGTGCCAGCGTCAGGTCTTCTTGCGGATAGAGCGATATGCGAACCGTGTGCTCGCCCTGATCGCCAGCATTCGGATGGGTGTATTCGAGGTAGCGCACCTTACCAGCGTTTCTGGCATTAGCGACCGCGTCTTCGAGGGCGTCTCCAAGGTCTAGTCCTTCATCCATTGCATCGAATAAGTGGGCGTCAATGTTTTGAACGTGGCCTGGTTTTGGAGAGAGTGGAACGACGACTGGATCGCCGCCGCTTTGCGAGAACGGGCGATGCACGTCCTCCGCGTATTTAGCCGCCTGGCCTGGGTGGTCGGTTATGTAGACCTCTGGCGTATTGAACCCGTCGAACCTGCTGCTGGTGCCGTGATACCATGTCGGCATCTTGGCGGCTGGTGCGGTGGTGCCCATCATCAGGGCGTTGGCATACTGGCCTGCTGCGTTCACGGCAACGCCCTGCCAGCCGGGCAGCGGGGCGAGCATTTCCCGCTGCCTTTCAACGCTGGGCCACTGGTCCTGCAACCACTGAATGGCAGGATCAATGAGTTGGTTCTTGAGCGGGAATGGCATTGGTCACCGTGAATGGCGTCCCATCGGGCTTGGTTGCCTGCTGTCCTGTGAATGCTTGCCACCGAAGGATGGTGACGTCGCAGTATGTCGGGCTGATCTCGATGGCGTGGCAGGCGCGTCCGGTCATTTCGGCGGCGATGATGGTGGTGCCGGAGCCGACGAACGGGTCGTAGACCGCTTGGCCTGGGCTGCTGTTGTTCTCGATCGGACGCTTCATGCACTCGACGGGCTTTTGAGCGGGATGCGGCTGATTGTCCTCAGTGCTTCCGCTCATAATGTGCTTTGGAGACGATATGGCCCATACAGTCGATTGTCCGGCCTTCCCACACCAAGCTGCCGTTTTGCCTTTGCGAACGCCATACAGACATTGCTCGTGTGAAGTCCAATAGTTCTGTCTGGTCCGCGTCAGAACGCCTTTATCCCAAACGATCATCTGCCGTGTTATCAATCCTGCATCAGCAAGCGCAGCATGAACTTCAACGAGACGAATATCCGCACACCAGACGTAGAAGACATCAACTGGGGATAGCGCCCAAACCTTATCCCATCGAGCTTCGGTGTCAGTTGATCCTGACGCCATGTAGTGCTCGCCACCAGCGCCAGACTTGCCCATCGTATTGATGCCGGCTCTGTCTCGCCAGGAAGGATCAAGGCCGACACCATACGGCGGATCGGTGACCATCAGGTGCGGCTTCACCGCGCCGATGCAGAGCGACACGTCCACGTCCTTGGTCGCATCACCACACACGAGCCGGTGGCGCCCGAGCAGCCACACATCGCCGGGCTGGGTGACGGGTTCGGCGGGCGGCTCGGGAACGTCGTCGGGATCGGTGAGGCCGGCATTGGCGTCAGCGAACAGGCCGAGCAGCTCGTCCTCGCCGAAGCCGGTCAGCGCCAGATCGAAGCCGGCGGCGCGCAGGTCCATGAGTTCAGTGCGCAGCAGCGCGTCGTCCCATCCGGCGTTGAGCGCGAGCTTGTTGTCGGCGATGCGGAGGGCTTGCCGCTGGGTTTCGGAGAGGCCGGCGAGGGTGATGGCGGGGATTTGGGGCAGCTTGAGGAAGCGAGCGGCTTCGAGGCGACCGTGGCCGGCGATGAGGACGTTGTTTTCATCGATTAGCACGGGATTTGTGAAGCCAAACTCCTGAATTGAGAGGGCGATTTGGTTGATTTGGGTGGTGGAATGAGTGCGCGAATTGCGAGAATAGGGAACGATTTCAGCTAGTTCGGTCAATTTCATCGGGTGGAATTGTAACATCTCATTCATGCGCGTTGAGCATTAATCCGTATCTCTTGCCACGATACGATCCGCACGGAGCGTGACACGGTGAAGGGCGCCGAACGCGAGGATGGCGATGGCGACGGTGTTGGGCTCGACCTCGAGGACGACGGCGGGGTGACCTGAGAATGCCCCGTTTGCGACGGCTACGGCGTCGCCTGGCGCCCACTGGCTGGTTTTAGGCTGTTGGGTAGCGGCCAGAGCCTGCACGGCGCACAGCGCCTCCACAACCCCCCTTGCGACCGGGTTAGGCATGCCATCGGGCCGGCGCAGCAGGTCGAAGACGCCTGGGGTGTTGGTGATGGGCCGCCATGGGGTGCGATGGGCATCGAAGCGGGTGAACAGGTAGCCGGGAAAGAGTGGGCGATCGACGGTGCGCCAGACGTGGTGGTGGCAGCGTCGGACGGCGATGAGGGGAAGGAATGCCTCGAAGCCCTGGTGGGTTAGGTTGCTGGCGGCGACCGGCTCGGCGCAGGCGTAGGTTGCGACGACGAACCAGTGGGGGCCTGAACGGCTACCGCTAGGCATGGGGGATGCAGTGCCGACGTTCCCCGTAGCCTGTTGGTGCGTGTCTACGGCTGTCATGGCGTGAGCGTCAAGCGGCATGGTCATTGCCGGGATAGGCATCGGTGGGCAGTGGCGGGATTTCGGCGACGTATTGGCGCAACGCGGCGTGGGTGTCGGCGACCAACGCGGCCCGCGAGTGGAGCGGGTATTGGCCGATGAGTTGCCCGAGCGTGCAGACGAGTTCGGTGAAGATGACGCGAGGTGTCTCGCCGCGGCAGGCGGCTGTGAGGCGTGCCGCGAGGGCCTCGGCGCGGCGGTCGTCGTGATCGATGTCGGGCATCAGTCGAGGCTCTCGCGGACGGTTGAGAGGACGTGATCCGTCCACTCGGCGGCGATGGGGATGCGGTCCTCCTTGCCCCAGCAGCGAATGGCGTTGGTGGCCAAAAATCCCGCCAGCACCAAAACATCGTGTGGGTGGCGGTTGGTGAGGTCGCGGCCGATCTCGGCCATCAGGTCGGCGAGCTGGAAGGACTTGAGCGGTTGGGGGGTCATGGGTGCGACGCAATGGTTGCTACGGTTCGGCCGCTACGATTGCGGCAAACGGCGCCAGTGCTGCTACGGTTTGAGGCCCCTTTAGGGGCCAATCGTAGCATAGCGCCCTTTTGCGCTACGGTTCGTGCTACGGTTCGCGGGGTCATCAGGACGGCCTCTGGTGATCACGGACAGCGACGCCTTTGGTCTTGCGGCGCCATTTTGGGTGGAAATATTCGATCTCGTACAGCAGCCCCGAACGGAACCAGGCGTCGGTCATCTTGGCAGCTTGTCTGTCCTGGACCTGGAAAGCGTCGCAGAGCACCTGCCCGCACCAGCGGCTGGAGTCGCCACGCCTGGATTTGGTATACAGGACGCCTGGCGTGGGGCCTGCCTTGATGGCGTCGAGGACGGTGTTGAGTTCAGTTGTCGGCGCGGTGTCGAGTTCATTGTCTGGCGGTTGCCAAGGCACGATCGCACCGACGCTGTCGCCGTTCGGATAGGTCGGATCGAACGTATTGCCGAGCTTGATGGGACGAAGCTGGAACCAGCGCGCCTTGGCGGCGGCGGCCATGTTGCGCTTGGCGTCATCCAGCCGGACGTAGGCCAAACGATCGTCATCAGCGATGCCGAATTCCTCGGCTTCGGCAGCCGACATGGTACACATCAGCAACCCGACGCGAGCGCTGTCGGTGACGGCCTTTGCGCCTCTGGCAGCGTCGATGCCGACGGTATCGCCTTTGCGGACGTGGTGGACGAGGAGGACGGCGCAGTTGGTGGCACGGGCGATACGGCGCCAGACCGCGGCTGCCTGGATCATCTGCGGGTTTGAATTCTCCTCCAGGGTGTGGCTTTCGGCGAACGGGTCGCAAACGATGAGGCCGATACCACTGTCCTTGATGAGTTGGGTAAGCGCCTCCTCGTCGGGGTTGGCGACATAGAAGCCGCTTTCGTCACGCGCCGGCGCTGCCAGCGTCAATCCGTGACCATCGCAATCCTCGAGGAACAGTCTGCCTTCAAGCTCTTCCCGCCGGATTTTGTGGGCGATCATGACGGCGGCCACCCGACGCTCCAACTCGTCCATCGGGTCGTCCAGGTTGATGTAGGCGACATTGACGGGGGCAAAGATGTGGTCGAGCAGAAAGCTGCGACGGGACGCCAAGGACAGCGCAACAGCCATGGCGTAAGCACTCTTGCCGGTGCCGCCTGGCGCTACCAGGACAGTGACATAACCTCGGATCAGTTGCGTGCCGTAGAGCCATGGGCGGGGATTCAGCGAGCACGGGTCGGGCAGGCGTGCGGGCCGCAGGACGAGCCTACCATTGGTTTTCTGTTCTGACCGAGGGAGATGAACAACATTGTCAGCAGTGTAGGCGGCTTTTATCTCAGCCTGCCGCTGCTCCTCCCTTAGTCGGTCCTCCTCAAGCTGTTGGCCAACGGCAATCAGTGCATCGAGCGAGTCATCGGGCATGGCGCGGCCCTCCCTGGCGGAAGCGTGCCGCCAGATACATCTCAGCAACCGCGATGGAATTCACTTCCGGCTCGTCCAGCGGGAAGCCGTTGGCGCCGTTCACCCCATGCGCCTCGGCCAACACAACGTTGGGCGGTTTACGGAGCGCGATGAGCGGGCGTAGTCGGCGCTTCATGCGGGCCTCGGCCAGATCACGGCGGCGTTGCTCGGCCTCGAGGTGCAGCCCAAGGACGTGGCGCTGCAGGCGCCAGATGCCGGCGACATCGTGGTCTGGATAGCCGCGCCGCACGGCCTGGCAGGCCGCGAGCAGCAGCTCGGCGTGGGCCTCGGTCAGCGTCAGGTAGCCGCGCGCCACCGGGCGGGCGAGTTCCTTCGCTAATGGGTACGGATTGGTCATGAGACGCGCCCCCTTGTTCGGCCCTCGGGGGTGCAGTAGAAGGGGGTCGCCAGACTTTCCCTTCGGTTGCACGACCAAGCGGCCGTTATCCAGTTACAAGCCGCCAGCGCTTCCAACGCTGGCGGTTTTGCATTGTGGTGGATCGTTGGAGTCTGAGCAACGGCCATCAATGCAGCCCCTTCGTGCGGCTGCGTAGATACCGCTGTTGCCACTCCTCAAAGTACACCTCCGCATCACCGCTCAGCAGCCAAAGCTTAACCTGCATCTGAGCCACGATGTCCTGCTCATCAAACCAGGCATGGAATTTCGCCTTGCCCGCCGTCTTGGTCATCTCGTCGGTGCCCTCCAGCACCGCCTTCATCTGCGCCCGCTGGACCTTGCGCTTTCTGATCCGCTCAGCCGCGCGCCGCAGACATGCGACCTGCTCGTTGTCGCCCAAACTACTCGCCGCATCCGACAGCACTCGCTGGTTATTCAGCAGGCCAAGACGCTCAGCCTCACGCAATGCGGCCTTCGACAGGTGCTCCGCAATATTAACCGCCCGCTGCGCTGTATTCTTGGGAATGCCCAACGCTCGCGCGGCTCCACGCACCCCTCCTTCTGGGCGACCGGAAGGTTTTGGCCCAACTTGGGACAATTCAACCAGTTGATCTCGCTTGATTTTAGCTGCCGTCAGCTTAACCCAGCGACCGACCAGAACCGCGCGTTGCACAACCGTCAGGTCAGACCGGTGGAAATTCTCGGCAATCTCCCATAGCTGCGCCGCCAGCTTGTCGGTCTCAACTTCGGCGGCAATCTCCGTATGGCCGAGCAGGCGGCACGCCTCTATCCGGTTGCGCCCGGTGACCAGAGCATGCTGCCCTTCGCTATCTGCCGACAGTACCGTAATCGGCGTGCGCAACCCCAGCAGCGCTATACTGTCGGCCAGCGCCTTTACCTTCGCCGCAATGGTCTTGCGCCGACCAGCACCGATACGCACCGCATCAATGGGAATGACCGTCGGCATCACGTCACCCTCCCCAGTGATGGCACCTCATCGACTTTGGTCCAGCGCGGCGGCTTGTTTCCCGTTTTCCCTTTCGTCCATTCGTCCCAAGCCCAGCAAATCAACAGCACCGTCTGCGTCTGCTGCATCGTCTGATGCACCTTCTTCGGCGCATGCTTAGTACGATCGAGTAGCCGGCGCACCTCGAGAATCGGGTCGCCGCGACTGAGGTCGTAGCCCTCGACCAACTGGTCCCAGAACTTCGTCAGACGGTCCCGCGCCGGCGATTCCTGCGTGATCCGCCAGAATGCAAAGGAAGCCGCTGACACAGGCGCTAGTTGCTGCATCCGAAACCCCGCGGCTATCGATCTCTGCAGTAAATCACTCCGGCTTAGTTCCATGCCAACGCGATACACCCCCTCGTCGTCCAGCATTTCGCCTTTCGTCCCTAGCCGATGACGCAGCCGCACGAACGCCTGTACAAGATTAGCGTTCTTGACGCCTTCCAGTTCAAGGAACTGCGCACCTCTGCGCCGGACGCCGACATCCATTGCTGGGAACGCGTGCGGCGAAACACCGAAAGCAAACGGCATATCAATAGCGATGCCGGTTTCCGCCACAGCCAAAAGCCGATGTTGCCCGTCTCTCAAATATCCATTGGTATCGAATGCGCCGGCCTGGTGCGTCAGTTTAAAGCGTCCATCCTCAATGATCCCCTTCAGCCGCTGGACCCATGACCGTCCCACTCGGCGATTGCTGATATTCAGCGATAACATCGCCAGCGCCATCCGTTGGGTGATGTGTAAAATGACGAAGCCTAACGTCTTGTGCTCTGCGATAAGCGCACGGAGTTCTGCGACCTCATCAGCAAATCCAACGGGATTTGCTAGTTGCTCGGCAATCGTCGGCACCACCGATTTCATAGCGCTGCTGATCTGTGGCGATCCGGACATGCATCCCCCTTTTGTTATATCCAGCCTATGGTCGGAGCCCCGGAGTGGCTGTGGTCGAATACGAACCACGCGAACGCGATAGCGCTGGACGAACGTTCACCGACAAAACCAACCCGGTGCATCATTGGCAGCCGGCCACTGAATATCCACACGCGGGCCAACGGTAGTTGCGCGAACATGCGACCACGCTCGCGACCCTCCAGCCATCCCAAACGGCACAACAGAGCAACCTTGCCCGTGGTAAGACGCACCGCATGCCGAGCGAACTGGCTCGCTAACTTGAATGGTGGATTGGTGATGATGTTCGGCGCACGAGGCTGCCACTCGAACAGGAAATCAGTGTAACCGCTGCCGTACCCACGCGGCACAAGGTCACTGCTCACCACGTCATAACCAAGAGACTCTAAGATGCGACTGATGGCGCCATGGCCACAGGCAGGCTCCCAGACCGGCCCCGTGAAGGTCTCGACACCCAGCAATGACCGCGTGGCTATTTCCGGCGTCTCGTGGAAGTCGTCACCGCGCAGGCCGCCTTTTGCACGCGCGCCCAGCATCTGAAGACGCGCGCTCATCGCACCGCTCCACTGCCGAGCGTCACCACCAGGATCCAGGTCCACAGGAACGCCACAGCCCAGGCGACGCCCGTGAAAACGATGGCGCGCAGCACGCTCACGCCGCGACCGCATGTGCCCGTAGGGGCACGTTGCAGGCGGCCAGGAACGCCAGCACCTCGTCGACCGAGCGGCACACCCCGATCGTCATGCCGGCGTGCTCAAGCCGCGGGAACATCACGTCCTGGCCGAGCACCTCCCGCAGTATCCCAGTGCGCCCTCGCACCAGCTTGGTGCGCGACAGTCGGGCGCCACGCCGCTTCAGCTCGATGCCGTACAGCCGACCATGCAGAACGAGAAAATCTGGCCAACCACGCTTCAGGCCCATGCGCGCCAGCTTGGCAGCGAACTGAGGCGGGAGGGGCACTGAACCGGCCGGGAAGCACGTCCATTCGGTCGGGCCTAGCAGCAGCTTGTCGAGCGCGTCGGCGACTGACTCGTGCAGATCCTGCTCGGGCGTTACCGGCGCCTGGAGCCGGAACCTGGCCGGGGTGCGGATGGCGACCGCGGTCATTCGGCCGCCTCCTGGCAGCGCCGCTGCGCGCCACGGGGCTTGGTGCGGTCCAGATATTCCGGCGTCAGGTCAGGCGACAGCGCGATGATGCGGTGCCAGTGGTGCGATGGGATGCCCCGTCGCTTCCATTTGCCGACCGTGTTTTCCT